GCTGAACGTGAACGCCGGGTTTCTAGCAATGAAACCTCTCAGGCTACGCTCAAAGACAAACTTGAAGAGCGTTCTGCCCAGCTAGATGCTGACCGTGCGGTTCTTGATTCTCGCGTCAAGGCATTCCAAGACAAAGTTGCTGCTCTCAGCGTTTAAGGGTAAATCATGACCGCACTTGCCACGCCACCCAAACTCCAATTTTTGGACGCTAACGGTGCGCCGTTGGTAGGCGGCAAACTGTACACCTACGCAGCCGGTACGACTACGCCATTAGCCACTTACACCGATTACGGCGGTGGAACACCCAATGCTAACCCCGTCATCCTAGATAGCCGTGGCGAGGCTTCTGTGTGGCTTGGCACGGCCTTGTACAAGATGGCGCTGTATGACAGCACCAATGTGCTTATCTGGACGGTAGACAACATTAGCGCGTTTGTTACCTTGGCGCAATTGGCGGCGTCGGGCGGGTCTAACTTGGTTGGGTTCTTGCAGGCAGGCACCGGAGCCGTGGCTACTACGGTTCAGGCTAAGTTGCGAGAATCGGTTTCGGTGAAAGATTTTGGCGCTGTGGGAAATGGAGTGGCAAACGACACTGCCGCGATTCAGGCAGCAGCAACTTCTTTAACACAAGGTCAAATTCTATATTTCCCCGCTGGGCAGTATTTAATTGGGCAGATCATTTTTGACGGCAAGTCAAACATTGGCGTCTCTGCATATGGCGCACGGTTTACTCTAAGCGGCAACAATGCGGGATTCTTGGTCAAAGGCGTTTGCAATAACATTTATGTTGCTGGTGGCGCAATTACGGGTGATGGCGTAAACCGCGATGCAAGCCCGTCAACTGCTCAAGTAGGCTGGATGTTTGGAAATGAAGCTGGCGCATACGTCCAAAACGTGTTTGTGCAAGATGTGATTGTTGATGCAGCAAATAATGGCTTCAAGTTTGCAGCAGGGACTGGCGGGGGTTCAGGCAATACAAACTACGTCAAGGTTCAGCAATGCCAAGCAAAAGATATTGTTGGCGTGGTTGGTGGTATGGGATACGGCTTCCAATTTTCTCAAGCCCCCAATAGTGTTATATCTGACTCGGTAGCAATTAACTGCCAACGGCATGGCATCTACTTTGCCGAGGGACGCAACTATGCAGCCACAAACTGTGTTGTACGTGATCATCGTTCGTCGGTTTTTACAGCAGCCTATCGTGTTGCTATGTCAATCAGCCGTTCGCGTAATGTGGCAGTCAGTAACTGCGTGTTTGACAATTGCTACGATGGAACCATTGCGGTTGATGTTGATACGCAAGGCACTGCGCCAGACAACGTGAGCATTGGCACTGCAATCACTAACTGCACGTTCCTCAATTCCGCACTTGCTGACATTCGAATTGGAACCGTCCCAGCAACTGATGGCACGGTCTACGATGTAACCATTACCAACTGCATGATGGTTCGCAATTCTGCTAATGCAATTTCTTCAATCGTTATTGAGGGTGGTGAACGCATCAAGATCACCGACAATTTTATTAACGGGTCGGCAGCAGCGGCTGGAATTCGCGCAATTAGCCTTAATGCTACCAGTGGTGCTACTTACACAAACGATGTGGAGATCGTAAGAAACACGATCAATTCGGCTGGCTATGGGGTTCAAATAGCTTCTGCATTGCAGACAGGTTCAACCCGTGTTCGGGTTCTGAACAACAAGATTACAGCAACAACCGCAGAGTTGGAATTTGTTGGTGGCGAAGACACAACTACCAACAACAATCTAATTTACAACCGCACCAATGGCAAAAACGCCAACCGCGCCTACACCAGCAGCGGCAGCACGATTACTATTCCGGTGGGCGGGTTGGATGTGCTAACTCTTAGCGCCAGCGGTGCAACAACGGTCTCTAATTTTAGCGGCGGCACGGAAGGCCAAGAATTGCTCTGCTATTTCACCAACGGAAACACCACACTGCTAAATTCCAACTTTTACACGGCAGGGGCTTTAAACTTTGTCGGGTCTTCGTTTGATACGTTGACAATGGTTTACATAAGCGGTGCTTGGCGCGAGAAGTGCCGCAGCATTAACTAACATGACCCATACCGCCTCTGGCCTAATCCTTTGGTACATGAACCGCTGCGGCTTCCAAGGCTGGACTAGCTTCTGGGGCAGCATCTACCTTGCCCCCGGCTACGAGATGCACCAAGCCCTGATCCGCCACGAGCGCAAGCATTTGGAGCAGATGGAGCGCGACGGCAAGCTGGTTTACTTGGTCAAATACAGCTATTGGTTATTGCGTTATGGGTATCAAAATAACCCATATGAAGTTGAGGCTCGCGCAGCAGAATGATTTTTTGGCATAATAGCCCCGTACTGGCTCGGTAAACCAGGGAATCTCAGGATTCAAAATGTCAGAAGTAGAGCAATCAGCGGAGTTAGCCCCCGCGCCGGAACTGGAAGCCACGGCGGCCACACCAGAACCTGTAGTTGAAACGCCGGAAGTTGAGGCTCCCAAGACATTCTCGCAAGAGGAACTTGATGCCGCAATTGGAAAACGTCTCGCAAGAGAGCAGCGAAAGTGGGAACGAGAGCGACAGCCTGCGCCACCAGTGGCAGTGGACTTACCTCCGCAAGATCAGTTTGAGTCGGTTGATGCTTACGCAGAAGCCAAGGCTTATAAGCTGATTGAGCAGCGGGAAATCCAGAAACAGCAAGCTGAGATTCTTGATAACTATCATGAGCGTGAAGAAACGGCTCGGTCTAAGTACAGCGACTTTGAACAAGTTGCCTACAACCCGAACCTGAAAATCACAACCGTGATGGCGCAGACGATTCAATCGTCGGATATTGGGCCTGACTTGGTTTATCACCTTGGCTCAAATCCGAAAGAGGCAGATCGTATTTCTCGACTATCGCCTATTTTGCAGGCAAAAGAGCTTGGACGGCTTGAGGCTAAGTTAGCCGATAACCCCGTTCAAAAACGCACTTCTGGTGCGCCTGAACCGATTTCACCAGTCACCGCCCGAGGGGTGGGTTCTGGGTCTTACGACACGACTGACCCACGGTCTACCAAGACCATGACAACCAGCCAGTGGATTGAGGCCGAAAGAGCAAGGCAAGTGAAAGCGCAACAAGCGCGTAAGTTTTAATTTGTTTTTAAGGAAATATCGTGGCTAATAGCATTCTTACCATTGACATGATCACCCGGAAGGCTCTCGAAATTCTCGAGAACAACCTTGTGATCACCCGCAACGTGAACCGCCAGTACGATGACAGCTTTGCTGTTAACGGTGCCAAGATTGGTTCTACCCTGCGTATCCGCCTGCCTGACCGCGCTTTGGTCACTGACGGTGCCGCCCTGCAAGTTCAGGACGACAACGAGCAGTTTACGACCCTGACCGTGGCAAGCCAGAAGCACATTGGCGTGAACTTCACTTCCGCTGAACTGACCATGCAGATGGACGACTTTGCAGACCGGGTACTGAAACCCCGTATCTCGCAGTTGGCCGCCAGCATTGATGCAGACGTTGCCAACGCTTACAAGTCGATCTACTCGACCGTCGGCACTCCTGGCACGACCCCTGCTACTTCACTGGTGCTGTTGCAAGCCCAGCAGAAGCTGAACGAAAACGCTGCCGTGATGTCGCCGCGCTACGCCACCGTCAACCCTGCTGCCAACGCTGGCCTGGTTGAAGGCATGAAAGGCTTGTTCAACCCAACCGACACCGTGTCACGCCAGTTCAAGAACGGCATGATGGGTACTGGTGTTCTGGGCTTTGAAGAAGTCAACATGAGCCAATCCATCAAGGTTCACACCACTGGTTCGCGGTCTACGACTGACACAATCTTGGTCAACGGCGCTGTCAGCACCCAAGGCCAATCGACAATCAGCATTGACGGCGGCACTGGTTCTGCAACTGTTGTGGCTGGCGATGTGTTCACCATTGCTGGTGTGTTTTCTGTCAACCCACAGACCCGCGAGTCCACTGGTTCGTTGCAACAGTTTGTTTGTACTGCCACCAACACGGCCTCCAGCGGTGCATGGACAAACATTGCAATCAGCCCGGCAATCTACACCAGCGACAGCGCCTTGGCTACCGTCAACAGCTTCCCCGCTGATGGCGCTGCCGTGACCTTTGTTGGTACTGCTTCTACCGGCTATCCGCAGAACTTGGTCTACCACAAGGACGCCATTACGTTTGCGACCGCTGACCTGTTGCTGCCCCAAGGCGTTGACATGGCCGCTCGCGCAAACCACAACGGCATTTCGCTGCGTGTTGTTCGTCAATACGACATCAACAACGACCGTATGCCTTGCCGGATTGACGTTCTGTACGGCTTTGGTACCATTCGTCCTCAAATGGCCGCCCGTATCTGGGGCTAAATTGAATGGGGCTTCGGCCCCTTTCTTCGTAACATCTTTCAAAGGAAATTATCATGGCTCTCCCAAATTCTGGCGGTGGGTATCAGTTCACTGATGGCAACACCAATGAAATCATCATGGGCGTTCAAGCCGCCCCTCAGACAGCAACTGCAACGGCCACGCTGACCGCTGCACAAGTTACTGGTGGCATCTTGGTAGGCAACCCGTCTACCACTGCTGCTTCGTACACGCTGCCAACGGCTACGGCACTTGACGCTGTGTTCAACAACGCCAAGCCCAACAGCACGTTCCGCTTGGTCGTGATCAACCTGGGTACTTCCACCGGCCTGATCACGATGATTGCAGGCACTGGCATTACGACCGTGGGTAACCTGGTTGTTGCCATTACCGGCAGTGCAGCGGGTGTTGGCGGTGCAGCCGAGTTCTTGTTCCGCAAGACCGGCGATGCTGCTTACACGATGTATCGCGTTGCTTAAACCAAATGGGGGCTTCGGCCCCTGTTTTTAAAGGAACAATCATGACCTCTAATACCAAACCAATTGGTGTTGCTTTTGAAGACCAAAACATTATTGGGTCTAACATTGTGATGTCTGGTGGCGAGTTGGGTTACACCGCAGAAGCAAGCGGTACAGTGACTCAATTGACAGACAAGTCTACAGGGGTAACTCTGAACAAGTCTGCTGGTCAGATCACTTTGAACAACGCTGCGTTGGCGAACATCACAAATGTTTCGTTTACGTTGACCAACAGCACAATCAGCGCAAAAGACGTTATTATTTTGAGCGTTTCGTCTGGCGCTACCGCTGGTGCTTACAACTGCT